AGGGGGTAGGAATTGAGATCTCTCTTCCCTCGCCAGATAGCTTTTTAAAAGTCAAAGAAACCCTAACACGAATCGGTATTTCATCTCGTAAAGATAAGACTTTATATCAAACTTGCCATATTCTTCACAAACAAGGTCGTTATGCAATTCTACATTTTAAAGAGTTGTTTATCCTAGACGGAAAGAAAGACACCTTCTCAGAAGAAGATAAGGCTAGAAGAAATACTATCGTAAACTTGCTTGAGGAATGGGATCTCATCTCAGTTGTAAATACGGAGAAAGCTCAAGATCCAGTTGCTCAGCTTAATCAAATTAAGATTCTATCTCACAAAGAGAAAAATGAATGGAACTTAGAGGCTAAGTACAATATAGGAAAAAAATGATGATTGATATTGCCGTCTCCTTAAAGCATGGAGACTTTGTTGATACTTATAATAATTGGAATAAACGACAAAAACTGCACGTAAAAGGCTTCGGACCCGATCCGGATGCAATGCAGTTGATTCCAGATGTAAGAGCAATTATTCCAACAGGGCAGACTCTTGAAGTGCCGGAAGGATATATTGCAAAGATTTTTATTAAAGAGGATTGGGCACTTAAGAAATCGCTTGTTCTCGCTTCGTGTGTTCAGATTGTAGAAGAGACTTCTGAAATTAAATTGATAGTCAAGAATACATGTGACAGTTTAGTTGCCCTTAAGAACGGGGACATTATTGCACACGCAATTCTTGAAAAAAAAGTTGACATCTCCTAAATAATGTGATATAAATAATATAGGGAATGCCTAATGGGTTCCCTTATTATAAATCTTGCTTAATAAAGGAGATAGCAATGAATACACGTAGCTTTAGAGCAGACATGCTCAATGACCCACTTTTCATCGGTTTTGATCGCATGATCGAAAGAATGAGAGAACAAACACCGGGTCAAACTAATTATCCCCCATATAATATCGCAAAGATCGACGACGATAACTATGCCATTGAATTGGCGGTCGCAGGCTTTGGCGAAGATGAACTAGACATCGAACTAAAAGACGGTGTTCTATATATTGAAGGGACAAAGAAGGATGAGGAAGAGCGCACATACCTACACAAAGGTATCTCAGCACGCCACTTCCGTCGTACCTTTACACTCTCAGATACGATTGTCGTACGTGGTGCACATTTTACAGATGGCATTTTGACAATTGAATTGGAGAATGTGATTCCAGAAGAGAAGAAGCCTCGTAAGATTGAAATCAGTCGAGCTCCAGAACTTCTAAACGGGTGATTCCGTAACGAATCCGCGGGGAGCCACGGTTAGCTCCCCATTTCTTTAAAAGGAAAACAAAATGAATATATGTAATCCAGGTTATTATGATATTCACCCAGATTGGCTAACACATACATACACAAAGGAGAAAGTTATGGCTAATAAAAACCCATTTGAAATTCGTTCAGAAATGCTAACACTTGCAAAAGATTATATGGATCAGCAGTATCACATGAACGTGTCATTTGCTGAAAAAATGATGGATGCAGGTAAGATGCAGATGGAAGAATTTCAAAAGCACATTGAAATGTATTCTGTAGAAGAGCTTATGTCTAAAGCGAAAGAAATGTATTCCTTCGTTTCTGATAAAGGTGATTCTACGAAATAAATGATAGGTTGTAGGGGTCGTCGCTTCCAAAGCCGCCCCCGCCACCACCGAAGGAGGCCATCTGAATATAGTTGGCCGACTTCCCACCTTCTACATTATTCACGACAGGCGCACTTATTTGAGGTGCATTGATTACAACATTACCTTGGCCAGCGCCACCGAATGACATTCTTTCAACTCGATAAGTCTGTCCATCCTGACGGTACAATTGACCGTCTATTCCCATGAAATAGTTACCTTTAGAATTTCCAAGCAAACGACCTTGTCCAAATCCTAGATTTGGAATAAAGCCTGAATCTGAGAATGCAGTTGCACCGCCCATTTGTAATCTTTCCATAGCGCCCAGATAGTCGGCATATGATCCGTTTTGTCTCATAGCTTCTGCTTGGTGCTCTTGCATTTCTTTGTATCTTGCTTGCTTAGCTTCTGGCTCTTCAAAGAAAGCTTCTACCATAGCTCTAATAAGATATTCCCCGCCAAAGCCAAAAGCAACACCAGCAAGCAAACCACCTATAAGAGCAGCCCAAGGTCCAAACCAAACACCCAGCTGCGCTCCTGTTAAAGCACCTGCGACGAAACCAATACCCATACCACCAATGATTCCTGATACTGCTGCAATTTTTTGCTCTTTGGTCGAGTCTGAAGTTAGTTCAACGTAAACTCTAAATATCTCGTATGCCAAAGCAGGCGGCCCAAGAAACTTTAAAAATTTAACAACATTAGCAAAAGCTTTAGAATAACGCGGAGCTTCTTGTGCTATATTTTGTTCCATCATTTTAATAGCTTCTGCGTCTGAAAGAAACCCGCCAGTTCCATCTGGGTTTACAGTAAATCTACCTGCTTGCTGATTATAACCAATCCTACCACCACTTCTTGTGATACTATCTGCTATAATTGGTCTGTTCTGTGCGCGCAACTCTGGAGTTGACATATCTGGCGTGGTCATTCTTGGCGCGCCATCAGCGAATGCACCAGGTGCTACTGGTGGTCTATCAAGGTCTGTTGGTGTTCCCAAGCGAGGAGTCTCTGTACTTGGTGTAGGAACTCTTACAGGAGAAGTGCCTCTAACCGGTGTTCCATCTGGTAGAAGAACAACTTTGGGTGCATTAGGTGCATCTCTAAAAACTGGTTTGCCGTCTTCACCCCATCCTTTGAAGTTTGGATTGGCTGGATCTACATCATAAGCGCCTAATCTAGGCTGGTTTGGACTATCAGACGTAACATTAGGAGCCCTTTCCATTTCAATAGTTTGTTGGCGTAGTCTTTCTAATCTAATTTTAAGCAGTCTATTAATTGCAACAAAAGGACCAATAGCACCAATAGCAAGACCAATCCACCATTGCCAATCTTTGAGTTTAGCTGCGGCGTTATCTATATCGGTTTTTAATTGATCAATTGTTGCTTTAAGGCCATCAATAGAACTATTTAATTTTTCCATAGTGGCTGTAAAATCTGGCATTTCAAAATCTTTTAATTTAGATGCAAAATCTCCGATGCCACTTTCCATGTCGGTAAAGCCACCGCCGGTTTTCTGATCGATAAAACCTTTTAGAATATTATAGCCTGCAAACAACGCAGCGCCACCGAGTACAATGTTCTTAAATGATAAAGCTTCGGCAATCGACTTACTTACGTTATCGATGTTTCTTTCACCATTTTCTCGGCCGTTTACTGGACTTCCTGCCGGCTCGGTCGTTGGTTCAGGCGGTAGTACTTCTTCTTGTTGACGACGAGTTTCTTCCTGGCGTCTTTGTTTAGCAGCTATGCCCATTTGCTGACGCATCATATCGGTTTGACTGACGACATTTTCGTTGATACTTTTAAACAGACCTTCGAATCGATCTAGTTTAATATTTACAGCTCGCATAGAATTAGTTCCGCTATTGCGGATCAAATCGCCTTCTGCTTTTAATCTATCTATGATAGCTTGTGTATCTTCTGAAAGGGCCATCTCTTAACCTCGACTTTGTTCTTGCTCTGCAATATAATTTATAATCATGTTGTAGTAGATGTCACGCTCGTATGGCATTAAGTTTTCAATATCACTTATAGAGTATTTATGGTGCTGAGCCAAAGCGAACACCACTTTATAGTAATCCGCCAAACTAATGTGGCTCAGCACTAGAAAAAAAAACTATTGATTCCTTCAACAGTGTATACTTTACTATCTCCATTTTCGTTCTCATAATGTACTTCATGCTTTAACTTTGGCATGGTCTCAAAGAATTTTTGAATACCTTTAAGAACCTTAGTATCAACGTTTTCCATAAATTGATCTATCTCTTTTTCAGAGTAGTTCTTAAACTCATGAACCTCGTCTTCTGAAGCGACTTTATCCAAACAAGAAATCATAATAGTATAATTTACAAGAGGATCTCTCTGATCCATCTCTACAATTCGTATGAACTGGTCTATCGTTGGATATTTTAAATAAAGATTGTATTCTTCATTAATAGCCACTTCATTTTTATGTTCATCACTCTTGACGACCTGTACATCATCTAAAGCTAATTCTAAGTTTACTGGCTTATCAGTATCTGTATCTGTGATTACAAATTTTACCGTATCATCAACTGCCCTAGCGCGTATCATAAGCATCATGTATTCTAGATCAAACATAGCAAACTCGGCTACGTCATGACTAAGAACACAATTATTTACGACCTGTTTGATTGCTAAGATAGTTTGGCCGATATCATTAGATTCCTGCGCAACGAGAAGAATCTTTTCTTCTTTAACCGTAAACGCTCTATATTTGACTTT